CTGGAACGTATACCCAGACAGTAATATACAATAATCAAAATAACACATCAGGCGACTCTGCTAACGGTATTTTTATTGAACGTGGCAGAGTAACTGAATCAGCCAGTGGTGAAATAAGAAACTTTGTTATAGGTGCCCGTGGTGGCCAAATACAACTACTAGTTAATAAAGACGGCAACATAGGGTTAACTGGATTTACAAGTCCAGCATATACTTTAGATTTTGGAGCCACTCGACCCAACTACAAAGGTCTAATACGTACTTACGGTACTGGTAATTTTTTTACTGGCATTGGTATGGACACCACCACAGCTGGCATACGAATTGCTGGCGACAATGCTGGCGGAAATCTAATTTCAGACTTTGGTTGGTACACTAACGATGCTAATCAAACATGGACCAGTTTATTAAAAATATTGGGCAACGGAAATGTGGGAATCGGCACCAACGTTTCGCCAGCGGCAAGATTACATGTGGTAAACTCAAGTGTTAGTGGCATAGGTAGTGTGCCATCAGGTACAAGCGCACTCATAGACAGCAGCAGTTTTAACTATCTAACATTTAGAAGCTCCGCAGATAATGCAACCAATGCTGGCTTGGCATTTCAAGACAACAACATAGGCGGATATGTGGTGTTCCGTAACTATGATGCCACTTACCCTGCTATCAGTGATAGACTGCATCTTGCAGGTTATCAGGGAGTAAATATCCAATACGGCACAGCAGATAGTGTAGATGTTCTTGCAAGAACCACAGTGGCTAGATTTGATTCAAACGGTCTAACAGTGGCAGCTAATAGATTTGCACAAGGTGCTGAATATGAGTCAACGTCAAGATCGGGCGAGACAACAATTAGTAGCGTTGGATATAAAGAATTATTTAGACTTAGCTCCAGCAGGCTTGGCTGTTCTGGTTTTTTTAGTATTTGTGCAACTCGCGGAAACTATGTAACCACTTCACAATATGCGTTCTCAGGTAGCCACAACTATCAAGGCACTATCACTCAGTTGAGCTCATCAAGTTATACTAACGTCAACGTCAACCTTGATGTAAATAGTGGCGGAGAAATTATTGTCAGCATTGACTGGGGCCTTGGATATACAGCCAGTTTTCCAATGGATTACACTGTTACTGTTATCAAAACACAAGGAGGAGGCGCAATCAATTTTGCAAATGCAGGCGCTGACCGCTCAAGTGTTCCAGACGGGTATCAAAGAAGATTCAGCTTTACTTCTCAAGCCAACGGTTTGAGAGCAGAAAATGCATATTTCAGCTCGTTGGGTAAGGGATCGGGAAGTTTTAAAATCGATCATCCGCTACCTGAATTAACAGACACACGTCATTTAGTACACAGCTTTATTGAAGGACCAAAAGCTGATCTTATCTACCGAGGGGTGGTTGATTTAGTTGCCGGCAAAGCAGAAATCAACATAGATACTGAGTCAGACATGACTGAGGGAACATTTGAAGCACTGTGTAGAACTGTTCAATGTTTTACAAGCAATGAAACTGATTGGTCAGCAGTAAAAGGAAAAGTCACTGGTAATATTTTAAAAATAGAATGCCAAGATACTGCATCTACTGCAACAATCAGTTGGATGGTTGTTGGTGAGCGCAAAGACAAACACATGTATGACACTGAGTGGACGGATGATGACGGCAAAGTAATAGTAGAACCTTTGAAGAATCCTGTACAAACAGATTTTCCTGTTTACCCAGAAAATGTAGAAATATTTGATCAATCAGCCGCTGAATCAGCAGCTGAAGAAAATACAATTTCAGAATCAACTGACAGTAATATCTAAATCAAATCAACTAGATCAAACACAGTTTGCAGTTTGGTGCGAATAATTTTTGAACCAAAGCTGTTGCGTAGGCCTTGATGCAAAGGTTTAGGAGCACGATCAATAGTTGCCCATGCCCACCCTTGATGTTCATCACTCAATAGGGGCACAAACTCCGCATCGAGCACACACAAGTAAGTGTGAAAGTTAAACACACGGTCGTTGCTGACAAAAGTTTCCAAGGGAATTGTTTTTAATATGGTGGGCACAGCACCAATTTCTTCGGAGATTTCACGTTGCAATCCCTGCCATGGCGTTTCGCCAGTGATGTTGGTGCCGCCCACTAGTCCCCAAGTGCCCTCGTGTTTGCCATGTGCTTTTTGCAACAGTAAAAATCGTCGTGTGCTTTTGGCATAGAACAATGCACCACTACAAACTATAGATTCTTTTACAACACTATTTTCCAATCGGCAGCTCCATATACACCTTCGAAACTTTTAACCCATGAAACACCGTTCCACAAGTATTGTATTCCAGTATATATATTCGTCTGCCACACCATGGTGTCGGTATTCTGACTAGAGTCAAAAATCACACGCCACTGTGTGCCAGTCCACTCAATGATGTCGTTGGCCTGTGCCACAAAGTCTACACCAGTGGTGCTCTGCCATGCAGTAGGACCTTTGCCAGCGGCATTTGATGCGCTGCCAACATCTTCAATGATAAGGTATCTTATGCCCACAGCAACTGGTTGATCCACGGCTTCTTTGTTGGGTCGCTTGGGATCATACTGTTGAGGATCTATAATGGCATCAAATGTGCCAGGACTACTGGGCCGGTTGCATGTTTGCAAATTGTAACCAGCTTCGTTGTCCAAATTTCCCAGGCTGTCAATGCCAGTGTTCACAGTGAGTGTGTCAGGATTCCAGTTTACTTGTAATATGGTGGTTTCCAAGCTGTTGATTGCAAAAGTGCCCACGATCAAACTGCCGTTGGGCTGAGTCAAATACAACTGACTAGAACCAGCTTTGTATTTGCCGGGAGTTTTGTTGAACAGTTCTTCCCAGTTCACAGCAGTGCCAAATCTCAAGGGCATTTCAAGAGTGTTGCCGTTTTCTACTACACTGTCGTGTGCGCCTATCAGTGTGGCCTGACCATTGTAAACTTCTAATCTGTAATTTTCTGAAGATCCAATAACCAGACCCAGCAAGTCTTCCATGGTTGTGGTAGCAGCCATGGGGTCTTGTCCCAGGCCTTCGATGTAAGTTCCACTGGTAGTTGCATTGCTGTACATGCTGGTAACAATCTTGGTGATAACACCAAGATGTTTGACCTTGACTGGCGGATTGATCCAGATGGGAGTATCCAAGGTAAGTGTGGCAATGTCAATGGGCGTGTCCGTGCCCACTGGAACTGTACGGCTGTCCCAATTGATGTCATTCAAATTCAGCACAGTCAAACTGGTCCAATCCACATAGTTGTCTGTGGTTTGCAACTCCAAACTGGGATTGAACAACACCAAAATCTGTTCCAGTATTTGCAACTTTTGGTCAGTGTTGGCACTCCATATATCGCACTTCATGGTCAGCTTGAATGGCGTGGGCATGAGTCTTTCAATGGTGTAATTTCTACCTTGACCCGTGGTGTATCGGTTGGTGTCTGGATCTATGTCACGTTCACGAATGTTCACAGTGCCCACAAATGTTTGGTCACTGAGTCTGTCTCGATCCATGGCCAGGCCAGTCACATACACACTGATCCTTGGCACACTGTTGACTTTGTTTTCGCTGTTGTTGCGAATGATACTGGCCACTTGACGATCAGCATCTCCGTACATTACTGGAATACGCACCAGTGTTCCGTCGCCGTATTTGACCACGAAGTTGCTGAGCGCACGTATGGTCTGCGTGATGTATCGTCTTATTTGCCCGTCATAAAAATGTTCCATTACAAATCTGCCTTTGGTTTCAATGCCTTGCTGATACTTTGACGTTGTGATTCTCTATAATTGTAAAAAGTCACAGTCCACTGACCCGCATAAGGTATCTTTTGTTGCACTGTGTCAATTATGGGTAAATTGATCTGCGTCTTGGTGCTGGAAATACCCGTTGGGCTGATGTAATTGTATGTGGTGATGAATCCTGGATAGTCTGCCACCACATATTCTATCACAGTGGTTTCCAGCTTCAGCACCAGATACAATCCAACCACGCCTGGATCAATAATAGTTCTAATTCTCACAGCATCCACTGCCAGTGTGACAAAATCACTGATCACCGCTTCGTTGTATGTCCAACCATGATTGTTGATAAATCCAGTTTTCAAGGTATTTCTAGTGTTGGTGTTGGTCATGTTCATGCGTACTGCATCTTCCACTGCGATCCATGAGTTTTGTTTGCCGTCAAATCTGTACAGTCTATTGGGCAGTGTGTCCACACGCAAGAAGAAATCATCAGCCACTGGCGCAGCTGGAAATTGAATACCAAATCCAAAATCGTGACCGTTGACTGGGAATCCATCACCCAACAAATAACCAGTGTATCCACTGCGTTGCGGTACACCAGTTGCGCCCACGCTGGCAGACAAAGTGTTGCTGGCATTGCTGGCCAGCAGTGCAGCTGTGTCTGCTGTGTTTAATACTGTTTTGCCTGAATCAGGATCCGCAGAAATTGTGTAGTATTGTCTAGTTTCAAATCCACTCTTGGGCACATCAATTTCAGCCTGTTGTACCACAGCATCACTGATGGCCAATTCTTGATTGTGAGTGCTCAATAGGTCACGTAGAGTGGTGTTGGCCACAGCATCTCCATTGGCATCTTTGACATTCTGGTCAAAGATTTGTGCAAATTGCTGACTGTCAGTGACTTTCTTCAGTTTCAATCTGTACAAGTGCGGAAACCAAGTTACTGAAAACCCTTCACTGGCACGGCCCACGTCTTCAATCACATAATATCTGGGCAAGGCAAAATCAAATTCGTTCAAAGCAAAGTCGTCACGCAGGTGTGGCAGTTCCAGCACATCTCCGCTGATGGGTTTACGACCAATGTATCGGATAAAATCGTTGATGTGTACGGTCATGTACAGGGTGTCATTGTCGATAAACAGGCCAAATTGACTTAGATTAAAATCCACATTTTGCACATTGTAAAGTCCACGTATTCTGTAGATTTCAGTGTCGTAAATTCTGTCACGATTTTCTAAAAACAACAAATCCTGTATGTTAGTGACTGATGTTGTTGCATAGCGAGGCTGATCCGCAGTGGCATTGGCAGCATCGGTGTTGGCACCTAGGTATTTGTGCAAATACACATCTGTGCCGCCCGCTTGAAACATCTCAGAGCACTGGCGATCAATGAACTTGTAATCAAGTCCCTTTTCTGGTTTATATAAACTTAGTCTTGGCATAGTAATATTTATCGTAAGCTAAATATGTAATAGGACAACTGATATGGATGAATTGCCAGCAACCACGCAAAGTAACGCTACTGTAGAACGAAACAAGGTGTTTGACTACGTCAAAAACATGCTGGGCGACGGCATGATTGAAGTGGAACTGGATCCAGTTCATTACGAAACTGCACTGGATCGTGCGCTGAATCGTTATCGTCAAAAAAGCTCAAATGCTGTGGAAGAAAGTTACTTGTTTTTGGAACTGCTACAGGATCAAAATGAATACAGATTACCAGACGAAGTTATCACAGTTAGACAAGTGTTTCGCAGAGCTATTGGCTCGAGAACTGGCATGGGTGCAGGTGGTACGCTGTTTGAACCGTTTAACCTAGCCTATACCAACACTTACTTGATGAGTGGCAGTATGATGGGTGGACTAGCAACTTATGAAATGTTTGCTGGATATCAAAAACTAGTGGGTCGTATGTTTGGCAGCTACATTGAATTTAGTTGGAAACCAACCACACACATTTTAAACATTTTACAGCGTCCGTTTGCACAAGGCGAACAGATTCTAATACAAAGTTATAATTTCCGTCCTGATTGGGTGCTGTTGCAAGACATGTATGCCAAGCAGTGGTTGAGGGATTACTCCTTGGCAGTGTGCAAAACCATGTTGGGTGAAGCTCGAAGCAAATTTGCCAGTATTGCTGGCCCTGGCAGTTCAATACAGATGAATGGCGGCGATTTGAAATCCAGTGCCAAGGAAGATTTTGAACGCCTTGACAAAGAACTAATGGATCTCACAGCAGGCGGCACTGGTTATTATTTTGTGACAGGTTAAGGAGTTTGAATGAGTATTAAATTTTCACAATTACCGTTACAAGCAACTGTTACTGGCACATACATAGTACCCGTAGTGGGTCCAGGCCCCACCAGTT